GGTGCACCTCTTGTGAAGGCACTGCCAAAACGTCAGCCACCGTCAAGGTGCCAGCAGCAGCCATATTTTCAAACATGGCATCTGCCTCACGTACGGTCTTTGCAGACGCAGTGTTTTTAAGCAGGGCGTTCAGTCGAGGATCTTCCTCGCCACCGTGCTTACGCATTTGTTCTTGGATGGCTTCGATGTCAGCCTTGGTGGGTACAAGACCGTCGTCACGTACTTTCGCCATATAGTCATCCGCCATAACCTTCGCCTCAGCGGCGTGCTGTTCACGGATGTTTTCAGCGTTCTCACGCTCTTCTGCCGACAGCTCCTGGTCGAGGTTCTCGAACGCAGCAGGCTTCATCTCACCGTAGGTTCTGCCACCCATACCAGGCATCTCCTGGTTTTTGATGGCTTCCAACTGTTCAGCAGAGATAGTGCCTGCTTGGAACATCTTTTTCAGATGTGCAATAGCTTGATCAAAACCACGCTTGTTTCCAAGCACCTTTCCCTTTTCGTCGATAGACGTGGCAAGTGAGTTTTGAAGAGCAGTGAAGTTCATGTCTGTTTCAAACAGACTTGTGGCTTCGGTTACATCTTGAAAGTTGTTGTTCTGTGCATCTAGTTCTGCACCTTCCTTCATGATCTTTGCATGAAGTTTCATCTGACCGGGATACAGTGCTTCGCCCAGCAGCTCATCCTTAAAACCAAGAAGACCAAACGTCTTCATGAAGGTTGAGCGAGCTTGTGAGATAGCTGCACCACGAGTCTTTTGATCAGTGATGTTTGCTTCTTGAAGCTGCTTAGGCAACCAAGATTCGTAGAACTTGTTAGCAAGTGACAGTTGAATCTTTGCTTCCCTTACCTCACGCCAACCTGACAGGTTACGGATCTGACGACCCACCTCGTGGTTGCCTGTTTGCAGATAAGCCTCAGCACCCATGTTCTCAGTCTGAGAGTTAAGGTTCTGCATCTGCTGCACCTCAGACTTGAAGATGCTGCTTACATAACCTTCGGGATCCTGAATGTACTTATTAAACTCTTCGATCTCCATCTTCTGAGTTTCTTTTTCTCGATACTCATCACGACGTTGTTTGACAAACTCTGCGGTTTTTTCACCCAGTTGTGCCAAAGCCTCGAAGCTTTTACCAAGTTCAGTAGCTCGATCTTTGTCTACTACATACTGGTCTTTAACGTTCTGCTGTTCTGACTGACGAAGTGCCTCTAAGTTCTCATTGATGTATGGAGTGATGCTCGGCACCTGTGTAGGTGAAAAGCCTTCCTCTTTTGTAAATGATTGAAATTCTGCCATTATTGAGATGCCTTATATGCTTTATGAGTGTCGAAACCAACTCCAATCATGGAGGACAAGAACGACAGGTTTGCACCAGTCATGTCTGTATTTGGTTTGACAGGAGGCAAGCCAGGTTGTGGCTTGAACATCACAGGAGCGACAGTCTTCCTGTTGGCAGACTTAAGTTGTTGTCTAATGTTCGCAACATCGTTGTCGGAGCTTTCACCAGCTCTAACAAGATTGGATGCGGTCAAGGCTTGTGATCTACCAAATGCAGCCATATCTCGGGCAGCTAACCGTTTTGCAGTTTTGCCAGATCCGTAATACTTTTGAGATTGAGCTATCTTGATGAAATCGTTTTGCAGATTTACAGAAGCTTGGTTGTATAGATCATTCAGTTGAGACTGCTCAGCAGCAAACCCACGGCTGGCTGCCATGAAGTTCTCGTCGAGCTGTTCCTTTGCTTCAGATACTTTCTGACCATAGTTAGCACGACTACGGTCCCACTCAATCTCCCGTATTTTCAGTTGTCGCTTGTAGTTGTTGACTTCTGCTGTCTTTTGAGCACCAGCAGATGCGAGTCCGCCAACAGCACTAGCTGTCCCTGCTGCTGCTGTTAGTAGTGTTACTGGTTCGCACACGGCAAAATTCTATAAAGGTTAAATTGTTTGGACCGTAAGTAACTTCACGTAGGAACTTAAATCCGAGAAAACGAAGGAGCTTCAAATGTTCAGTGTTGCGCTTGTCAACAATGTTCCACAGCACCTTCTCTGGTCTACTGTCGATGAATCGTTTGCACTTACGTGCGAATGACATCGGGTGTTTGTGTATCTCAGGAGTGCATAACATCCAGATCCCGTTCTCGGGACCAATACCAAAGGCTGCACCCCATTTGTTATCGGGTGTCAGCCAAGCTCCTGAGTAGCCCACAGCAGCGCCTGTAAGGAGGCTGTAAAAGGGATTGTGACCATGACCCTCAGTAACCTCCCTATAGTCGTCAGGGCGTAAATTAGAGGCCACATGCATTGCGACCTCTTTAGTGAGTGGATAAATGTACTTAGACATTCCTGTAGTATTTGGGCGAATAATCACCCTCCCAGACCAAAGAAATAAGTGTTGCTGGAAGAGGAGAAGTAGATTTGATTGATAAGCTAAAGTTATTATTCTTTTCATACACAGGCACAGTGCCAGTGAACTCATCTTCTACTTGCACATCAGCAACTAGGTACTGGTTGTAAGTACTAGAAGTGAAGTCATCCACATAGTCTGTTTTACCAACTCTTTTGACAGTTGTTTCATACTGACCTAACCGACCGAATGAAGGCTTGATCCTGTGGACCACAAGACTTCCACGCTCTTCATTGACGGTTCGCTCACCAGTAACTTTCTGCACGTAGAACCTAGGGAAGTCAATCTGCATGGTGTATGCATAACCAAAGGTCAACGCAGGCTCGTTACCAGGCACAGTCACAGTGGTGCCACTAGAGGGGACGTCGACGTTTAGAACGATTAGACCGTCAGCACCAGGCTTAACAGCAACCAAGTCCACAGACTTATCTGTGATACTTCCCAGCCAGCTAAGGTTGAAGGATGTCTGCTTGGTAGTGCTGTTATAAGAACCACCAGTGGCAGCAACGTAATTGTCTAAGTGGACAATATATTCCTCACTGTTCTCGCTGAACGTTGTGTCGTCATCTCTGATTAGATTGATCTTTTGCAAGAAGTTCTGGTCGTCGATAAAGATATACGTGTCATTCACACAGCAGTGATAGACAATAGGTCGCGTATGTTTCCAACGGAACCAGGACGACTGGACCTGTCGATCAGCCACATTGAAGTACTTGTATCCAAACACTTCATCACTGTTCTTTTTACCAAAGAAAATGGTGGTGTTCTCACGTGAGTCAGCAAGCAGGTCAATATCCTTACTCAAAGCTGTGGCAACAACTTTGCTCAACTCATTCACATTAGGCTCACCCTCACGTGCCACGTTTGACATGACAAAGAAACGAGTGTGTGCACCTGCATTATCCAAGAAACCAGCAACGGTTCCCAAAGAGAACGGTGGTACATGAGTGTTGTAGTTGTACGTACTGATGCTGCTTAGACGTGCAGTATCTGGATTAAGAATATCTGAGTCAGTAGCAAGCAGGAACTGTTGGTTCTCTGCAAATACAATCAGACCAGTGTTTACTTCAAGAGCATCAAACAGGATAGCAGGATACTTAGAAGAACAACTAATGTCGATGGGGTCAGTGCCTGAAACTGTGAGAGCAGTGTTGACAAAGAAGTTCCCCAGGTCACCTGGTTGGGATAGAATGACATTCTCATCACTTAAGAAAGCAAGACGGTTACGGAAGAACAGAACTTTATTGATCTTTTTCCCGATATAACTAGGTACTCCATTGGTGTTGTCATCACCAACAGTACGTTGTGCATAGCTGAAACGCTTGACAATGAACTGACCATTGCCTTGCCGTTGAATAACCAGCGGCACAGTCAGGGGGTTGATGGTGTCAGTGATGCCGGGTTCGGCACACTCGACCCAAGATCCAGGACCAGAGCCACCACCATTGCCTTCAAAGCGCAGGTAGTAATCATCATCAGCACTGCTGCTGTTGGACACCTTGACGATGTATCCATGCTTGCACTGGAACGGCAGACCAGTCACGTCATTCACCTGATCGGTGATGACAGTCATCAGGTCAGTGTTCTGTGCTTCGACAGTGAAGTTGGTTGAGTTGCTGTAGAAGTAAATGCCGTTACCGATGACCTCGTGACTGATGCCAGTTCCAGATAGCTCAGAGGTGATACCACCAAGGATGCTGTCAGGGGTGACATTGGTCTGCTGGTCAAAGGGTGTCGGGTCAGGACGTACAGCTTTGATCGATGCACGTACCTGGACGGTTTCGGTCTTGTCGATGTTGATCGGATAGTCCTTACCTTCCAGCGTCACAGTGCCTGCACTGCCTGTAGACCAGCCCTCTCCACCGTGGAGTAGGTCAAGCCTTTGGCTGTACGTACAGGTGTAATCACTAGCTTCAGGCGTATCGTCGTTGCTACCAGGGACAGGACCCTGTTGGCCTGTAACGGTCAGCCGGAAGACGAGGTTCGTTGCACCTCCAGAGTTCAGGGTAAAAACCTTTGTACCCACGAACGGGCAATGCCCTTGGTTACCGCCGAAGGAGGTGTAACCCTGACCAGTGGGGTTCGCAGATACCTGCGTTGCGGTTGAAATAGTAGTAGTCGAGTTCGACGATGGGTCGTGGATGTTGAGCCCATACTGTCGCCCGTTCTGGGTACGCTTCAGCTCAATGAAAGCCCCGTATGTATGAGGTCTTTCGTCAGTCTTTGAGACGGAGGTGGGCTGCATAGCAGCAGTCACATTCCGGTTGACTACGAAGGTGCTGTCATTGATGGTCGTGAACTGCAAGGTCTCAGCACCAATAGTTCCGTTTGACAGGTAGTTCTGTAGGTTTGTCTGCTGACCACTTTCGTAGTTGACAGTGATGGCGTTACCCGTCTCACCGTCCCACATGTTGACGGCACCATTGGTCTGCACCTGGCCGATATAGCTGCCTTCGTTTTCATCTCTGTAGTAGTGGAACCACACACCTGTGGACGTCGCACCAGACAGTGCTGACGTGCCCACACGCATAGCTCCAGGGCGTTTGTACAAGCCCTTATTGAGGTCAGGTATGCAGTTCAATGCATCTCTGACTTGACCCTGACCCATCTGGCTGTCAGGCACCTTAGAGATGCCACCAAAGAAGTTGGGAATAGTTTGAGTAACACTTGTCATCAGCGACGCAATCCTCGGAAAGGTTCATAGGCTCGGTAGCCCTGGTCATGTCCCATGCCGAGGAAGTTGTGGTCACCCTGATTGCACTCGTACTCAAGAACGATTGCGCGGGTATACGCTTCCTGCTGGCCTAGGAGCTGCACAAGCGTCGGGTTCGACACAAGCTGCACGGCTGCACGGGTAGAAGCCTTGGCAACAATCAGACGCTTGAAAGGTTGAGGTAGATCTTCAAAGGGGAATAACCACACGACGTTCATGTCGATAGGTTCTTTGAACTCGAATGTATGTTCGACTTTGTTGTAGAGCTTGCCGTCACGCTTGACGACATCACTGGTCCGATAGACCTCTTCCTCGCACACATCCATACGTAGGATGTTGGCAGGGATAGCGATGTGTCCATTCGAGTCAGGTGTGAATGGGTAGTGGTCTTCACGGTTGTAGACCCAACCCTCACTCTGCACTTCGACGTTGCTTTCTTTCAGGAGGTTATAGATGAACTCAATCTCTGGATTGGTGAAATTGAGGTTGGTCACTGGAGACTGACCGATACTCCCCAAGATTGAATTTACTGCGGATAGTTCGGTATCGAGATCAATAGTAGTAGGAGTAGCCATAGTTAAAAAAAAGGGCTCCCGAAGGAACCCTTGTATGGAATAAATATCAGAAAGCGGAAGGTGCAGTAGCGCCCACGTACAGCTCACAAGCAGCAGCGGGGTTCAGATAATCTGCGCCCATAGCCAAGCGACCCAAAATTACATCGCCTTGGTAGACCACAGACACATCTCCCGAGGTCACCTGGACCTGGGGTCCGATGGTCTCGACAACGCCAGCGGCTTCCTTCTGGAAGATGAGGCCGCAGGACTTAGCGCCCAGCTCGGCAGCGGTGCCGTAGTCGTTGTTGATGCCGGTGGAAGCGCCGGAGGCGTTCTCAGCAGCAACTCCGATGAAGTCACCAGTGTTACCAGGATCGGAAACACCAGAGGTGCCGCCGTACTTGGTGCCGTACTTGCCCAGGAACGGAA